TGGCGAAGGGAATGACACCGGAATTAGCACAAGAGGCGGTTCAAATTTTATGCAGCAGTTTGGATGGCAATATTGCGCCAAATCTGTTGCCGACCACGAAAATATCACAGTTGACCAAAGCTATGAGTTAGCCACAATCCAATTCTTAAACACCCTATCCTACTTAAAGGCAAAAGCTGACTTTGACAAGGAGCAGCATAGGAAACTTAAATAAGACCCCCAGACAAGCCCTGCCATTTTTGGTGGGGTTAGTTATTTTTATACCTTCCTTATATTTATTAGCGTGAGTATATCAAGAGCGCAAATAGAAGCATTAAGAGAAGGCTATGTTCAAAGAATAGGTAGCACAGGATTTAGTACATTAAAGCCGGGAGAACTGCCGGTATTAGAGGAAACCCTTGCTCTATATGGTAAGGCTTTTAATGATGCCTTAGTTAAGATATTAGACCAAGACAATATAACAAGCTCTGGCAAGTTAGCAGAACCGGCTTTGCCTATTATTAACAAGTTTGGTAATAGATATGTTTTAAGCTTAGGTTATGAGGAAGGAAGCGAACAAGACAAGTATTTTAGATTTGTCAATAAGGGGGTTAAAGGTACTAAAAACGTAAAGGCAGATAATAAAACACCTTATTCTTTTAAGACAACAAGCAAAGCAGTTAATATATCAGCAATAGAAAAATGGATTGGATATAATAAACTCAAATCTATATCGGTATCAAGATATACAAGACTAGGAACTGAGAGGAAGGGAATAGAAGGCAAAAAATCATTAGCTTGGGCTATTGCTCGAAGCATACACACAAAAGGTCTAAAATCTACTCACTATTTTGACAGAGCAGTAGCTCAAATATTTAATAAAGAATTTATCCAAAATTTAGCAGTCGCATTAGGTGGCGATGTGCAAATTCAAATTAAAGAAGCAATCAATGGCAATAACAATAACAAGTAGCCCTGCGCCTTATTCGTCAATGCACGATAACTTGTGGTTCGTTTCAAGTTCTACTAATAGCGGAACTACAAACTTCAAATTTGTTTATGATGTCTATATAAACGGCAGTCAGGTAATTAGGTCAAAAGTATTCCCTGCTCCGAGTGCAGAGGGTAGCTATGGAGTTTTTAACGCTTCTCCAATGGTTAGAAGTTTTGTAACTAATTACTTTGAACCTTCTGGCAACTCAATACTTGTAGCATCAAACGATAAGATTAAAGTAGATTATCAAGTAAGGATAGGCGAAGAGGTAAGTGGGGTAACAACTACTAACTTAGCTTCCGGCAACTTCTCAGCTTACAATTTTGTACCGCCATTGTTTGCAGATGTGTTCCTGACAAAGAACCAGACCCCGTTAGTGTTATCTGACTATTACGATAATTTACTATTAGAAAACTTTACTGATGACTTTTTGACTGAGAGAGATACAGACGAGATAACGCTAGAATACGGAGATAATTTTTATATTACGTTCCTTCGCATAGCAACAGGCGGCTATTCTGCTTGGGTTGAAGTATTAGGACAAGGCGATGTTGTTACTAATACAGTATCCGGCAATATAACCCTAAGCGGTCAGTTTAATATGTTTAACCTACAAGCCGGACATATTAACGCATTTGCTTCTGGCACGATTATTAATGAAGATACCTACGGCTATAACTTCTATTTAAAAAGAGGTGGCGCACAGACAAGGGTTATTAAAATAAGACATAAATGCTATCCTAAATACCAGCAATTTAATTTAGAGTTTTTAAATAGATTAGGCGGGTGGGATACAAAGAAGTTTGCCCTTGTAAATAGAAGGTCAAGCGAATATCAAAGAGCATCATACAGGCGCAGCGATTGGCAGCTTGTAGGAGGACAAATGACAAACATAGATGGATTTAACAGATATAACGAAACGACTTTTAACTATGCTATTCAGCATAAAGATAAATATAGACTTACTTCTGATTGGGTTAGCGAACAGGATTATTCGTGGTTGGCTCAGCTTGTATCGAGTCCTATTGTATATATGGAAGTACTTGGTGCTTATTTCCCTGTCACTATAACGACAACAAATTACGAGTATAAGCTAGAAAGCGCAGACAAACTATTTAACTTTGAAATTGAAGTAGAAGTAGGCAAATACTTAACAAGCCAATTCAGATAATGATTAGCACAGAGATATACATAGAAGAACAGAAGATTGATTTATTGCAGGATATATCTACCGAGTTCACATATGCCATTGATGACGTGAGTGAGTTTGGTAGCCGCAATACTTCATACAGCAAAACAATTAGCATTCCGGGAACGGCAAATAACAACCTTGTATTTGGTTACATTTTTGAACTTAACAATGCTAACTTCACAGACAACACGCTTCCGAACGTAGGCTATAACTACAATGTTAGTAAACAAGCTAACTGCAAAATCTTTATTGATAAGGTGCAGATATTTAAAGGCACTTTAAGAATATTAGAGATAGTTATAGACAAAGAAACTATTGAATACCAATGTAGCGTAGTAGGAGAGCTAGGCGGTTTTATTACTACATTAGGGAACAAAAGATTAACAGGTAATATCAATGTTGAAGATGATTTAGATTTTAGCGCATATAACCATACTTATAGCGTTGCAAATATTAGTGGGAGTTGGGATAACGCAGGGGGTTCTGGTTACTATTATCCTTTGATTGATTACGGAAACGTTAGCACAGGACAATTCGGAGTAGCTAAAAGGGATTTTCAATATACAACTTTTAGACCTGCTTTGTATGTTAAGGAGTATATAGAAAAAATATTTGCCGGAACAGATTACACTTTTAACTGCCCGTTCTTTGATGAGCCTTTATTTAAACGCTTAATTATACCTCACAACCAGACAAACATAACAACGTTAAATAATACAAGCCTTAACGCAGCAGCCAAGCTAATAACTATAAACACCAATTTGAGCAATATTGTAGAGTATACAATGGTAACCGCAGGGAGCTTTACACTTGATAGCTTAGGTCAGTTATTTACTTATGGAAGTGGTGTAACAATTACAACGGATATAAATATTTTATTGAGAGGTAACGTTACATTTTACAATCCACCGCTACCAAACTATTCTGTTATACTCTATAAAAATAACATAGAGATAGGCAGACAGGATTTTGATGCAAGTGTTAGTAATTTTATGAACTGCCAATTTACAGTTAGCGGAGTTACTTTTGCGAATACGGACACAATGCAGGTTCAAATATCCGGCAACGGAATTATCCTATCTATTACAATGGGCGAGATAGGTATAACAACAAGCACCCCTACACAAGTACAGGTTAATTTAGGAGAAACGATTAAAGTAAACGATGTTATTCCAAGAGGTATATTTCAATCAGATTTCTTTTTAAGCATTGTTAAGATGTTTAACCTTTACGTTTATGAGAATAAGTTTAACGACAAGGAGCTGGTTATTAGTCCTTATGTGGACTTCTATCCTGAGGTATCGGCTAATGCAGAAGATTGGACTAACAAAATAGATAGAGCAAAGCCTTTAAGCATAAAGCCAATGAGTGAGATTAATGCTCGTTACTATAATTACAAGTTTAAGGCTGATAACGACTTCTATGGCGAGAACTATCGCAAAAAGTACACAGAAGGTTATGGAGATTTTATTTACGATACTGAGTTTGACTTTGTAAAAGAAACCGACACCTTAGAAGTTATATTTGCTGCCTCTACATTGTACCAAGCAACAGGTCAGGATAAAGTATTTCCGGCAATCTATAAGAAGTCAAATACTAATAACGCAGAGGATAGAATGGATAGCATTATACGAATAATGCAGACTAAGAAGATTACAGGTGTAGGCAGTTGGAATATTATGAACGGAGCAACTAATTTAGCATCTTATACAAGCTATGGTTATGCCGGGCACTTAGATGACCCTATTAACCCACAGAACGATATAAACTTTGGCGCACCAAAAGAGCTACAATTTAGTCCTAATAGATACCCAAGCACAAACGTATTTAACGCTTATCATAGTCCTTATATTGCAGAGATAACAAGCAAGGATAGTAAACTATTAACCTGCTTTGGTTTACTTGATATTATAGACATTTTCAACTTAGATTTTAGTAAGTATGTATTTATAGACGGGGTATTATTTAGACTTAATAAAGTTGAGAACTTCAACCCAATGGAATACGATACTACTAAACTATCATTTCTTAAAGTAATAGAAACAAAATACTAATGGCACAAGAGAACGTAGGTATAAATGTTAACGTACAAGGCAACGCAGTTGAGGCGATAGGTAACGTTAAAAAAGCATTAAGAGAAGCCAATGCCGAATTAATTAATGCACAAGCTAATTTTGGCGATTACTCAGATGAAGCAATAGCAGCAGCAAAAAGAGTAGCTGAGTTAAAAGACAAGATAAGTGAAGCGAGAGAAACTGCCGACTTGTTTGACCCGGGAAAGAAGTTCCAAGTATTTGCCGGAGCAATTAACGCAGTAGCAGGTGGCTTTACTGCCGTACAGGGTGCGCTTGGTATAGTAGGTGCCGAAAGTGAGGAACTACAAAAATCTTTGTTAAAGGTACAATCTGCATTAGCCTTATCACAGGGCTTGTCTGCTATTACTGATTCTGCGAAAGACTTCCAACGACTTGCAACAGTTGTAAAAACAAATGTAGTAAGTTCATTTACTACTTTGCGTGGAGCTATTATAGCAACAGGCTTTGGCGCTCTTGCTGTTGGATTAGGATTAATAGTTGCAAACTTTGATAAGATAAAACAAGTAGTCCTTAATTTATTTCCTGGACTTGGTAAGTTAGCTAGTTTTTTTGGAGATTTAGTTACAAAAGTTACTGACTTTGTTGGTATTACATCACAAGCAGACAGAGCTTTGGAAGCATTAGAAAAAACAACTAAGCGAAATAACGAAAGTATTGCTGCACGAATTAAAATACTTACTGCACAAGGCGGAAAAGAAAAAGAGATTTACGAGCTTACAAGACAACAAGGAGAAGCAGAACTTAATGCGTTTAGGAAAAGATTAGCCACAAAAGGTAAGCTAACAGAAGAAGAGCAAAAAAGGTTTAGGGAATTAGGAGTTGAAAGACAAGTTTTAGATGCGCAAGAGCAAAAAAGATTAGATAATGCTGCAAAAGAAAACGCAAAGAAAGGTGCAGATGCTTCTAAGGCTGCTGCTGAACAAAGGAAAAAAGAAAAGGAAGATAGAATAGCTGCTGAAAAAGAAGCTCAACAAAAGTTAGCTGATTTAAGAAATCAATTATTCTTATCTACTTTTAAAGATGAAAACGAAAGAAAAAGAAAAGAACTAGAATTAGCTTTTATTAAAGAAAAGGATGAAATTTTAGCTAATACTAAGATAACAGAAGAAACAAGAAATCAATTAATACTTGCATCAAGATTAAAACTTAATTCAGATTTAGATGCATTAGCAGCAGCAGAAAAAGAAAAGAAGAAAGAAGAAGATGCTAAATTGCTTGAAGAAAGTGCAGTACAAATACAAAATGATAATGATAAAGAGTTTGAAAGAATACAAAAAGAAATAGCGCAAAATAAAGAAAGAAATGAAAGAATAAAAGCTGATAATGATGCAGCAAGAGATGCTGAATTACAATCAAGAATGTCTTTTGCAGCTTCAATAGCTATGGCTATCGGAGAACTTAATGGGTTATTTGAACAAGGAACGGCAGCAAGTAAGGTAGCAGGACTTGCTCAAATTGCTATCAATACTGGTGTAGGTTTTGCACAGGGTTTAGATATTGCTCAAAAGTCAGCAAAGGCAAAAGGACCAGCAGCAGCATATGCATTCCCTATATTTTATGCAACACAAGTAGCAGCCGTATTAGCAGCAGCAGGTAAAGCAAGAAATATATTATCACAAGTAAAAGGCGGTGGTTCAGGTGTTAGCGTAACTGCGCCTAGTATTCGGCAAGAAGCACCTATTTCTCCGGCTCAACCACAAGCAGCTACTACAAATCTAAGCAACGAGACAATTAACGCAATAGGCAACCAAGCCGTTAGAGCCTACGTTGTAGAGAACGATGTAACAAGTAACCAACAAAGAATAGCAGCTATTCAGCAAAGGGCAAGGTTCGGTTAAATGATAACAAATTAAAACACTTAATATTTAAGAATATGGACTTACCTGTTTATTTATTAGACATTAGCGAGGATATGAATGACGATGCAGAAGTAGATTACGTTGCATTAGTTGATAGACCGGCTATTCAAAAGAATTGGAATGCTTTTAAGAACCAACAACGCTTTGAAGTGGTTAGCGAAGATAAGCGCATTATTTCTGGACCTCTTATGCTTGCTGACGTACCTATTTTTCGCAGCGATGCTACTTATGGCGATTATTATGTGGTGTTCTCTAAGGATACTATTTTTAAGATTGCTCAAAAGTTTTTCAAAAAAGGCTACCAATCAAACGTAAACTTAATGCATTCTCCTGATGCTCAGGTAGAAGGGGTAACAATGTTTGAGAGCTTTATTACAGATAAGAGCAGAGGCATACAACCAATGAAGGGTTTTGAAGATGCACCAGACGGCTCGTGGTTCGGTTCGTTCAAAGTAGAAAATGATGCAGTATGGAACGACGTTAAAGAGGGCAAATTCAAAGGTTTTAGCGTAGAGGGTTTATTTACCTATAAGACTAAGCCAAGCAAAGAACAAGAACTTATGAATGCAATAAAGGAAATATTGCAACGGGTTAAATGATAAACTAAATCTTTTATTAATATTTAAACAAAAAGAATGATGAACGCAAAAGATGCAATTATGCAAATTAGGGCTTTGTTCGAAGATATGCCACCAGTAGAAGTTCCGGCTCCTGTTGAAGCACCTATCGAAGAAGTACCTGTTACATTCGCAGAATATAGCCTTATGGACGGAACAAAGGTTATGATTAGCGAACTTGCTATCGGTGGTCAAGTTACCCTAGCAGACGGAACACCTGCTCCAAGTGGTGAACACCAATTAGCTGACGGCACTCAAATCGAGTTAGACGAAGCCGCTAAAATTATTTCTATTGAAACCCCAGAAGCAGAAGCGGAAATCGCTGATGAAACTCCTGCTGAAATGGGTAAGAAGTATGACGAGAAAATGGCTGACGAAATTTCGAATTTAGTAGCTGAAAACGAAAATCTTAAATCACAAGTAGCACAATTAGAGGCAAAAGTTAAGAATGGTTTTAGTCAAGTAGCTGAACTTATAGAAGCACTTACTAAGACACCTAACGCTGAACCTATTGCGCAACCAAAACAAACATTCGGTTCTAACGTAACTACAAAAGATATGAA